ATTGCAGTTGATTCATTACCGGAAAGATCCGGCTGATAGTTTCTGCCAACTCCTACAGTAGAATCGGCAGGTATGGAAACCATTGAAACCTCCAATGGTTTGAAGGAACTCACCCGATAAAGCGGTTTGTCTTTGTAACCGTTCTCGTCTTTCGTCATTCCTTGAATCTGGTAGCCAATCGAAACGTTACCTCTGATTCCGTCAACAACGTCTCTATAAACTTCTTCCGCCATTGCGTTTTTGCTGAACCTTACTTGTGCACGAAGTTTGTCGTTGTCCATATAGGCTCGTTCTACAACTCCAATCTGCTGTCTGGCGTCATGGTCTAAAAGAAGTGGTGCTTTGCCGCTGGACATGAATTCCATGTCAACGCTTCCGGCATTGTGTTCGAGAACTTCATAGCCGAATTCACGTTCAACCGGATTTGTTGAACTAATCGACATCATCACTCTTCTGTCTGACTCGTCATCCATCATGCGAACGCTTCCGGTTCGGTACTGGGTCTGAACTGGTAAGTCTCGCGTTTCGACTTGTTCAACTTCTCGCTCTTCCGGCTCTTCTGCGACTTCTTGAGCTTTGGCAAAAGCCACAATGAACTCGTCTTGCGTTTCTTCAACGTCAATGACGTGCCTTTCGGTCATGCTAGTTAAATCCATAATTCTCTCGCTTTGATTCACGATTTTTTCTGACCAACTTTTTCCAGCATCTCCACCCCACATAGCCCAAGCTATGCGTCCGTTGCTTGGATAACCTTTTTCTCCTGGCCTGAATCCTTCGGCTTTTTTGTCTACTTCATGCCTCGCAAAAAAGGATTTCATCCGCTTGACGGTTGCCAACGGTAAACTCTTGCCGTTTGAAATGTCTCTGGCTCTTGCGATTCCGACAGAAGTTCCGCCTCTGCCAAATTCTCGTCTCCACTCTAGGCCACGGTTTGCCTCGGAAATCATGCCCTCGGTTGGCTTGTAGCTTTCTGCCATTACTCGACTTCTGGCTCAACAGGACCATGAGGCGAACCTAAAGGCTCAAACGCTAGGCTGATTCCATAACGCTCTGCCATTGCCTTGTCGTTCTGCATTTGCTGAAACACCTCTTCCACGTCACGCCCGTATTGCCGCGCTACGTCATTCAATGACTTGAAGCCATTTCTAACTGCTTCGACTTCGGCTCTGATTTCTTTTGCTGGGTCTACCCAAGAAAAGCCTCTGCCTCTGAATTCAAGTGTGTTAGAAAACTTGTCGTAGCGAGTAATCGGAATCGGGATTGAGCCGGAAGTCATCGACATTTTCAGCCACTCTTGACAGATTGGCTCGCACAGGTGCTGAATCAAAAAGCTTTGAATCTGACGGTACAAGTCACGCTCTTCTAGTGCGCCTTGACGAATGGACGAATAACTGACGCCTTCGAGGTTGTTGCTGAGACTTGTGTAAGAAATGCCAAGTCCACTGGCAATGCCTCGAAGCACACCTTTGTGGAATTCGGCATATGCTGAAGTGGGGTGCGAAGGATTCCATTCTTGAAACTGCATTCCGGCTGGCAATTGCTGAATACTTCCAGGTTCGCCAGACATGATTTGATTACCGTCTGCCGATTCGTCACCAATGAAGCCTTCACCGTCTGCTGAAACCAAAAAACCCATTTTTGCTGCTGATGTACGAGCAGCAATCAGTTCTGCTTCTTCATAACCTGAGAGAATCCGCATTCGAGACATGGCTGACGCGAACCAAGTGACGCCTCTGGTCTGTTGCGCTCTGTCTGGTAGGTAAATGTGCAGGATGTCTTCAGCCGGAACTCTTGTCCGCTTGTCGCTTCTTCTCTGCCCGAACGTATCGAACGGATGGCCTTGACCTAATTTTAAGTAGTAGGCTTGCGGTGCGTCAAACTCGTCCAACTCAACACCCATGACCACTCTTCTGCCTCTTGGCTCTGTGGTGAAATATTCTTCGTCGAGGTAATCCGGCTCTAGCACTTGAAGAGCGAGTCCGTCACGCCAACGTTTGCCACGAACAAAACGAATCAGAATCTCGCCATCGCGACAAAGACCTTGAATGACCAATCGCTGAATATCTAGCCAAGATTGACGCTGATTGGCGGAACAGGATTTACCCCAACGTCGAAAGGCTCGTTCAATGATTTCATTGCCAGCAGCATCCAACTGCCCAACATTTGGCTCATTTAAGTTTCTGGCGCGAGACTGAAGCGTGAAACCATGCTCGCCAACTACGTTAGAACTCATCAGTTGCAGGTAGCGCCTAGCGTAATCGTCGTTTCTGCAAAGTTCTCTGGCTCTGTCTCGTAGGCGTCTAAGCGAATATTGAAGTTCTGCGTCTGAGCTGGTCGTTGAACCAACAAAATCCGCTAGGAATCTCGAACCAGCCGCTCCGTCGTATCGACGCTTTTTCTGCTTTGGGCTTGGATTCTCTGGTGCTGGCCTATGTACTCTATCCGTGAGCCACCACATTGCCTCTTGAATCATCCTGCCCTCCTGAACTCAACCTTCACCAGATTGCCAGGACGTTTGCCTGCTCTTGCTCTAGCTTGCTGATTTTCTTTAGCAACCTCTTGTCTGTAGTAGTCGCGCCACTTCATCAGGTCTTGAATTGAAAGCTTCGTCAGGCTGCGGTTCCCAATCGAATACTCTTCAACGTCATTATCTGCGCGGCCTTCTAATAGGGATTCAATCTTATCACGCATGATTTCTGCGTGAGTTCTGGGATCGTGGTTGACGTCATAGTCATAAGAAATTTCCCAGTGTCCTTCTAGGACTTTGATTTTTTCTGAATCAGAGGTGCGAGTTATCCAGGCTTGCCAGTGAACGTGGCCTTGTGGGTAGGTTTGTGTAGTGCTGGAAGAGACTTCGATGAAGTAGGTGCTGTCTGCTTCTGTGGCCTGAATCTTAAACTCAGTCGAAGAGCCACCATGTGAGCGAGCGATATATTCTAGGGAATACGAATCTGGCGGATAATCAGAAGCGAGATCGTCCTTGCGCCAAGTCCAGCGTTCACCAGCTACAAGACGGTCAGGTTCAATTGTGGGATAGTTTGCGCGGTCGAATTGATTGGTTGCCATGCGCTAGAAATAGCGCAGAACTTCAAGCTTGTGGGCAGGATTGGCAGAATTGGCAAAATTGGCAAAATTGGCAGAATTTAAAAATCAGTTTAAGATTTCCACTCTCCACAAAAGTCAGTGTTTTCTGTAACAGGCCAATGAATCTTCATTTCAAGTGGCTTGTCTTGGTCACTTTGCTTAAACATTAACGGCATAGGCGCATTTCTGCGGCAATACCCAAATTCATCAACATTTTCAGGTAAGTCTTTTGCTGTCACTGTTGTTGAATCCCAAAAACGACAAGAATCACAACGCATTGCTTTTGGTGTGATTGCTTTAGGCTGGTCTTCTTCTTTACCCCAAAGTAGCCAATTTTGAGAAATTCCAAACTCTAGTTCAATACTCCTAGCCAGCATAGTGCTGACTTTCGTTGGTCTGTGAATCGTGCTATTCAGACCAGAATAGCTTATCCCCACCTTCTGGGCAAACTCAGTACGCGAAAGTCCTAATGACTCAATAATTTCTAATAACCTTCTGGTTGAGTCTGGCAAATTTTCACCTGGTTTTGGTTTTCTTCCTCTCATATTCCTCAATTTAACTTTGCAAAGGCGTCTAAGTAACTGGTTTGGCTTTCGATTCTCCAACTTCCACCAACCTTGTAAGCAGGAACTAAGCCGGATTCACAGAATCGGTAGGCTGTTCGCTCGCTGACGTCCAACTCAGCAGCCAACTGTTTTGGTGTCAAATATCGGTTCCTTCGGTTTCGCATACTAAAACCTTTGAATCCAGTTGTTTGGTCTTCGTGCAGGTTTCAAAGTTCTTCGTTGTGGTTGTGGTTCAGGTTGGGCAACGCTTTCTTCAACAGTTTCAACTACTTTAGCAGTTCTTTGCAGTCGTTTCCAATCCCGAATGTTTAGCGAAGACAAGGCTGCTAAACTATAAACTAAACAATCCAAGGCTTCGTTTCTTGGTCGAATCTTGATCCATTCGCGTCTTGGAAATCCTTTGTGGTACTTGGTGACAATCTTCTCAGCCGTGAGTTGAGCAAAGTATTCTTCATCTAAGTGTCTCGGAAATCTTAGCGCTTCGGGTCCGCTGGCAATGCGAAGTCTACCAAAAATCGCTTGTTTGATCGTGTCCACACCAACCGGAAACAATTTGATTCTGCCAGAATTGTTTCGGCTTGGTCTGCCGATTGGTGGCTTGCCCTCACCACCTACGCCTTTGATTGCATAAATTCTGGAAGCGGTTCTGCTTCTCACAAATTCATAAACCGCTTGGGTGTAGTGTCCCCCTGAATCTATACAAGCCGCTTGCACTGGCAGTTCGTGACCATCGGCACAACGCCACCTTTCTTTCAGAAGTTTGTCTAATTGAATCCAAGTCTGAGGCGCTGCCGGATCTGAATGCAGAATCTGATGGTCAAGAATAAAGCCTTCGTTGTCCTTGCCTGTCCCAAGAAACGTCACTTCTAGCCTGTCATCTTGAACGTCAATGCCTGCCGTAATCACCAAGACGTCTGCTGGTGCTGGTGCTTTGTAGACTTCTCGCCTGTTGTAAAGTCCGTGTTCGTCAATCGTTTCGCCTTGGTCTTCCCATGTTTCGCCCAGGCTAAGATTGACAAAGGTCTGAAGCTGCTGTGCTGAGTTTTGGCATTGCAAGAATTCTTGTGCCATTTCTGCAAGCCTAGTCCAAGGTGAGTACAACGCATTCAATCGAAATCCGGCAATGCCGTTGCAATGGCGTTTGGCTTTCCAGCTTCCTGCTCGAACTGCTCTCAGTCGCTCGCCTTCTGTCCAGCCTGTTTCGCATTTTTCGCAATGTAGCTTTGCGTCTGAACCGTCACCTGTCCAGCGAACCGAATTCCATTGAAGTGTTTGTTCATGGTCGCAGTGTGGACACTTCACAAAATAAAATCTTTGGTCTGATTCCTCAAACCATCGCTCAATGACGGAAACGCCTTTGACGGTTGGAGTGCTAACCAAGACGATTTTTCGATTCCAATACGTTGACGTCCTCTTCATTGCCAATCGCAACGGATCTCCGTCAATCTTTGCCGTGTATGGGTAACGGTCTGTTTCGTCACAAAGCAAAATACGGATTGGCCTGGAAGATAAACCCGTTGCTGAATTTGCCCCAACCAAAGTCAACTGACCACCAGCAAAACGCTTTTGAAGGATCGTGTCTCTTTGGTTGCCTTTGCCGTCAA